CCAGCAGATCTACCGCGCCAGGCAAAGCCCGCTGGCGCCCAGCCATAGCCGAGAAGAGCTGCTGCAGCTGGCGGAGGACGACACCACCGTTGGCCGCATCGCCCGTGGCTGGCTGCGGATCAACTTTGTGGCGCCCTCACGCGCACCCGGGCCTGTACCGGCGATCGACCCGGAGACTGTGCTGCCGGCAATGGCGGCGCACCTCTACGACAAGCCGCTGGACTTCGTGCTGTTCGCCTTCGACTGGGATCGAGACCCCTCGCTCCAGGTGGTCAAGCTGCCGGAGCCCTGGTCCGATGGCTACGACTCCGAGTTCGGCCCCGACGCCTGGGCGTGCAATCTGCTCGACCACATCGGCGGCGAAGTCGCACAGCGGGCTTTCAACGGCCGCGATGCAGTCGATGCGATCCGCTGTGCGGTCAGCTCAGGCCACGGCATTGGCAAGTCGGCGTTCAGCGGCTGGCTGATCAACTGGATCATGGCCACTCGGCCCAACGCCCGCGGCGTGGTGACCGCGAACACCGCACCGCAGCTCGAATCGAAGACTTGGTCCGAACTGGCCAAGTGGACAAAGCGCAGCCTGTTTGGTGACTGGTTCAACGTGACAACCGGCCGGGGCTCCATGCGGATGGTCGCCGCGGGCTTTGAGGAGTCCTGGCGCTGTGACGCCCAGACCTGTCGCGAGGAGAACAGCGAGAGCTTCGCCGGCCTGCACGCCGCAGACTCAACCCCGTTCTACCTGTTCGACGAGGCATCGGCGATCCCCGCCAAGATCTGGGAGGTTGCCCAAGGCGGTATGACCGACGGTGAGCCGATGTGGTTTGCATTCGGCAACCCGACTCGCCTGGGGACCACCTTCTACGACGCCTTCACCACGGCCAGCCACCGCTGGCACACGCAGGTGGTCGACAGCCGCACCGTCCAGATCACCAACAAGCAGCAGATCCAGAACTGGATCGACGACTTCGGCATCGACTCCGACTTCGTGAAGGTCCGCGTGCGGGGCGTTTTCCCCAGCGCCAGCAGCCTGCAGTTCATCCCGCATGATCTGGTCGAGGATGCGATGGAGCGAGAGGTCGAGGTCTCGCGGGATGAGGCGGTGATCGTCGGTGTGGACGTGGCTCGATTCGGTGGTGACCGATCATGCATCTTCACCCGGAAGGGCCGGGATGGCCGGTACTATCCGCCGGTCATGCTGGACAAGGTCGACCTGATGACTCTGGCCGCGGTTGTGGCCGACCACATCAACCTGCTCAAGCGGGTCCACAGCAACGTGATCGTCGTCATCGACGGCGGGGGCGTGGGTGGTGGGGTGGTCGACCGGCTGCGCCAGCTCGGGTTCGGCCCCATCGAGGTGCAGTTCGGCAGCAAGGCCAACGACCCCCGGCGCTATGCCAACAAACGGGCCGAGATCTGGTCACTGATGCGTGAATGGCTGAAGGGTGGCGCGCTGCCCAAGCGCGACGACATCGTTTCCGACCTGGTCAACGTGGAGTACAGCTACACGACTGCCGACGCAATTTTGCTGGAATCCAAGCAGAGCATGAAGGCCCGGGGCTTGCCCTCCCCGGACATCGCGGACGCGATCGCGCTGACCTTCGCAGTCACGGCGCCGATCGCCAGGCCAGGCGAAGCTATCCGGCCGCTGCAGCACGGCGAGACCTACCATCCCTATGCCTACCTGGAAAGGCCAAGCATGGGGGGAGGCTGGGCAAGTGCCGAAGATGCTGACCGCGCTCGCCGGATTTACGACCACCCCGGCCAGCCGCAGGAAGTCTACGACCCTTACAGCACCTGCTGACTTTGACGCGCGGCCGGAGCTATTCCGGCTGTGTGCTGCTCGGCTGCGGTTCTACCCGCTCAACCTTCTCGACTTGCTCCGGCGTTGGCCGGGGCCAGTTCTTTGGCGGTTTCACGCCGAAGATGATCGCTCCGCCCTTGAGCGGGTGGTTGTCCGGGAGCGGTTGCCCCGTCCTGTCGATAACCGGCATCGACTTGCCCTCCCTGTTCATACGCTCCGATAGTACAGTCGGCTTCTCATAGCAGGCCAGCACTGATGCAGACCGCGCATGAGTCAGGTATAGGAAATGGTATAGATCTGCAGTGTGTCGGCCTGTATGGCGCATGATTGCTGGGTTTGTTACCCGTGCATCATCGGCGTGTGGGCGGAGGATTCGGTTTTGCTCTTTTTCATCAATGACTCGAAATATGCGGCAAAGGCGGTGTCACCGGGCGCGATGGATGCGCTGAGGGCGGTGGCTGAGACGCCGTTTCAGGTTGGCGCAAAGGGTATCACGTCGCTGGTGGCTGCTGCAGTGCTGCCGGCGACTCCGGCAGCAGGAACCCGAGGCGGCTGAATGTGGTCGCAGGGTATTCGCAGGCAGCGCGCCAACTGGCATGCTGTTGCCTGATATCCGTTCGTACAGGAGTGAACCATGTCGCATTATGACCCGCTGATCGACTCTGCCGCTGCGAGGCTTGGCAAAGTGTTGGAACAGCAGGGGCTGCAGGTCAGCACCGCTGAGTCCTGCACGGGCGGAGGGATTGCCGAGGCAATAACCCGGGTGGCTGGCAGTTCGCGCTGGTTCGAGACCGGCTTCGTCACCTACGCCAACGCCAGCAAAAGCCGTTGGCTTGGGGTGAACGCAGAGGTGATCGAGGCTCATGGCGCGGTCAGCGAGCCGGTGGTCAGAGCGATGGCGTCCGGAGCCAGGGAGGCTGCCGGGGCGGCGATGGCGGTTGCGGTCAGCGGTATTGCCGGCCCTGATGGCGGCAGTGCAGATAAGCCGGTCGGGACCGTCTGGTTTGGCTGGGCCCTGGCCGACGGCAGCGTCGTCAGCGAGTGCAAGCGCTTCCAGGGCGGACGCCGAGAGGTGCGCGCCCAGACGGTGCTGCACGCTCTGGAACGGCTGGTCAAAGAGGCGCACAAGCAGCCTGCGAACCGGTTGTCAGTCTGAGTGAAATCGGGGGTAGGCGGGCCATTTTTTCTGTGGAATAATACTGACCAAATATACAGTAGTTGATCGGTCGGTCGCCGCGGTGCCCGCCCCAAGCCAAGAGGATGCGAAATGGACGAGAACAAAAAGAAGGCGCTGTCGGCTGCCTTGAGCCAGATTGAACGTCAGTTTGGCAAGGGCGCGGTAATGCGCATGGGTGATCACGAGCGCCAGGCCATTCCGGCCATCTCTACCGGCTCGCTCGGTCTGGATATCGCCCTCGGTATCGGCGGCCTGCCCAAGGGCCGTATTGTTGAAATCTACGGGCCGGAGTCCTCCGGTAAAACCACGCTGACCCTGTCGGTTATTGCCCAGGCGCAGAAGCACGGTGCAACCTGCGCCTTCGTTGATGCCGAGCACGCGCTGGACCCGGAGTATGCCGGCAAGCTGGGTGTCAACGTGGATGACCTGCTGGTGTCGCAGCCCGATACCGGTGAGCAGGCACTGGAAATCACCGACATGCTGGTGCGTTCCAATGCGGTGGACGTGATCATCGTCGACTCGGTGGCAGCGCTGGTGCCCAAGGCCGAAATCGAAGGCGAAATGGGCGATCACCACGTCGGTGTGCAGGCCCGTCTGATGTCCCAGGCGCTGCGCAAGATCACCGGTAACATCAAGAACGCCAACTGCCTGGTGATCTTCATCAACCAGATCCGCATGAAGATTGGCGTCATGTTCGGCAATCCGGAAACCACCACCGGTGGTAACGCGCTCAAGTTCTACTCTTCTGTGCGTCTGGACATTCGCCGTACCGGCGCGGTCAAGGAAGGCGACGAGGTTGTCGGCAGCGAGACCCGCGTCAAAGTCGTGAAAAACAAGGTGGCTCCGCCGTTCCGTCAGGCTGAATTCCAGATTCTTTACGGTACCGGCATCTACCACAACGCCGAGATCATCGATCTGGGCGTGCAGATTGGTCTGGTTGAGAAATCCGGCGCCTGGTACAGCTATCAGGGCAACAAGATCGGTCAGGGCAAGGCCAATGCTGCCAAGTTCCTGCAGGATAACCAGCAGATCGCGGATGAAATCGAGAAGGCCATCCGTGACCAGTTGCTGGCCAAGCCGGGCAAGGCCAAGGCGGAGGCTGAAGCCGATGCCGAGCTGGAAGGCTAAGAGCCTGGTTTGATGCGCCCGCGTACCGCGCTGGACAGTCCGGCAGCGATCCGTCGCTCCGCGATGGACCTGCTGGCGCGGCGTGAGCACAGCTACAGCGAGTTGTTGCGCAAGCTGCGCCAGCGTGGTGCGGCAACCG